ATCACTCCTACAGAACCCGACGCAGACGGGAATGTCCCTGAAGTAGTCGAATCTGTAGAAGCAGGCCAGCGGCCTGACTCTGATGGAGCTAGTACGTCAACAACGGCACCCCCAGGTGAATCACCCACACCTGAAGGCACCGACAACTCAGACCTAGAAGTAAGTCAAGATCAAGTAGAGAATTTGCTGGCTGTTGCTGGCTTGGATATGAACGAACTCTCTGGTGAGTACGAAGAGAATGGCGCTCTGTCCGACGCTAGTTACGATAAGCTAGTAACCTCTGGCTTCCCTAAAGCTCTTGTAGATAGTTACATACAAGGGCAAGAAGCTCTTAGGGAAAACGCAACCCGGTTTATTGATGATACTGCCTATGGTATTACTGGCAGCAAGGAGGGCTACCAAGCCCTTTCTCAATGGGGTGGTGCGAATTTATCAAAAGCAGAGATCGAGACTTACAACACAGCGGTAACTAGCCTCGACCCCGCAAAAGCCGAAGCGGCTATTAGAGGACTACATCATAAGATGCAGTCCGTTGAGGGGTTTGAGGGATCTACTACTCAAGTTGGGAGTAGGTCTGGAGTTGAATCAGATACATACTCAGATCGGACACAGATGATGGTTGATCTGGGTAACCCTCTGTATGACAAGAGCTCAGCATTCAGGCAAAAGACTGATGCTAAGATTTCTAGGTCGCGTCAGAGGCATGGCGGGGATCTTCCCGCGTGAGGTTTAATTTAATATATGAGTGATTATGCAGCACCTAGTAGGTTAGGTGTAGACAAAACTACGAACGCTAGCTTTGCCCAAGATAACGCCCTGTTCCTTGAGGTGTTTGGTGGTGAAGTTCTGAATGCGTTCAATACAGCGAACGTAACTATGAGCCGCCACAAGGTACGAACCATTTCTGAGGGTAAGACCGCAAGGTTCCCCAGTACATGGAAGACTACTGCCTACACGCACGTTCCCGGCGAAATCCTTGTTCCAAAGTCAATCGAACATACGGAGATGACAATCTCCATTGATGATCTTCTCGTTGCGCCCGTCTTCATTGATCGGCTTGATGAGGCGAAAAATCATTACGAGGTTCGACGGGAATACTCCAAGCAGGTAGGTGAAGTTCTCGGTAACACGATGGATGCTAATGTTCTTCGCAATATGGTTATTGCTGCGAACACAGCTACTCGACATACGAACGGCGATGGTGGCTCTGTTCTTGGTGCAAACCTTGCCAACGTGATTTCTGGTGATCTTGAGGTTCTCATTGATGCAATCTTTGCGTCCTTGAAGCGTCTTGACGAGAAGAATGTTCCTGGCGTTGGGCGGCAAGTCTTTGTCCGACCTTTGGAATGGTACGGTCTTCTTCGTGCTGGAGCGGCACTTGGCGCAGCACTTTCAGGCAATGCCACTTCTCCCATCGGTTCAATCATGGATCGTGATGTGGGTGGTAACGGCAACCTTACTGAAGGTGTCATGCCGCGCATTGGTGGGGCGGAATTGATTAAGAGCAACAATATTCCGCAAGCCGATGAAACCCAGGCAGGTGTCGACGAACCCGGCGAGAACGTAAATTCTAAGTACCGTGTAGATAGTACGGACATCATGGCACTCGTTAACACGGGTGACTGTGTTGGTACTGTCAAACTGCTTGATCTCGCGATGGAGCAGGAGTATGACATTACTCGCCAGGGTCATCTGATTGTCGGCAAGTATGCCGTTGGTCATGGTGTCCTCAGATCAGAATGTGCTGTAGCCATTTCGGATGCTGCTAGTCTGACCCTTACTGCATAGATAGTAAGTAACTGAACACCTCACCGCACTAACGGTGAGCATAGGGGTACCAAGGGTTATTCCCCTTTCCCTTGGTACCCCTTTTTTTTAATCTTTTTAAATAGGAGCGGCTGTGCCTGTTGAGACTCTAGTTAAGACGGACAGACTTGGTGCTGTCAACTCCATGTTACGTATGATTGGCGAATCATCAGTAGCAGACCTCGAAAGCCCCACGCGAAGTGATGTGGTAGCAGCAATAGAATTGCTTTACGAAGTTAGTAGAGAAATCCAATCTGAGGGTTGGTGGTTTAATAGGGAAACTATTAAGCTTACTCCCGACGTTGTTACTGGCGAAGTCCTTATTAATTCTGAGGTTTTATCAGTTGACAGGGTACTGTACTCCCCCGGTAAGGAGTACGTTGAGCGGGACGGTAAGCTGTACAATGTTAAAGACAATACTTATATATTTACAGATTCATATGTTGAGTTGATAGTTACTTATCAGTTTGAATTTGAAAAACTACCAGAGGTTGTTCGTAAAGCTATCACCTCCAGGGCAACTAGATTCCTGTGCGAAGCCAGGGTGCTTGATATTAGCCTCGCCAAGATCCTCTCACAAGATGAGCTTATCAACAGAGCCAAGCTCGAGGACGCTGAATTGTCTAACGGTGACTACAATGTGTTCAAGGGGCCTGACTTGTACAAACTGGTGAGCCCTTGGCACCGTTAATCAATAAGGAAATTGATTCGTTTCTGGGTGGTGTTTCGCAACAGCCCCCCGAAACCCGCCTGGATTCTCAGGTAGAAGAGTCCCTGAACTCTCTCCTAGATACAACTTCAGGAGCCATGAAGCGTCCCCCGCTCTTGTACAAGGCTAATATAAATTCCACTACAATGCGCGAGACAAATACCCACATCATTGATAGGGACGAGAACGAAAACTACATTGTAAATGTGGAGAAGGGGGTTGCTGGTGTTTCAAATACCACGCTCAAGGTGTTGGATGCTTCCACCGGGTCTGAAATTAATATTATTGATGTAAGGAAAAACGATAAGCGTCTTAATTTTCTGGTAGTTGATAGTTGGTTAAATGGGACAGGCGCAACAAGCGATGCTTTGATACAAGTATCTGGGCACCGTGATAACCAGAACCCCGAAACCAATGAGTTTGGTCTTCTGTCTGAGTCCCTGACCGTTGAAGATACTATTACATTTTCAGGAACTGGAGAGGCGTTCCTAGACGGAAACACTTTTAATATTGGTACAGTAAACGATTTCTCCAGTACATTTACACTTGCGGGCACTACGGTGGGTAATCCTGGGCCTGGGGCCGGGGGTGCTTCGTTTGTTGGATCTATAGTTGAAATTGTTACCCAGTGGTACAATGTGAAGGGTTGGGGTGGGGGTGCGGGGTCTGATGTAACCATACAACTTAACGATACTGAGACACTAGATGAAACTATCGCACCAGGGTACCCCGGAACGAATACTATTGTTATAAATGGTACAGGTGAAGTCACTATAGACGGCATCACCTTTACCGTGGAAAATCTTGGTTCTGGGATACTACGGCTTCACGGCACCACGGCACACGCATTTGTGAGCTCTTTCTTTACGCCCCTTGTCGGAAACATAACCCATGTAAATGGTGTAGCTGTGGTAGCGGACCTCCCTTCCAATTACATTTCAGATGTAGGCACTCCAAACAAGTCTATTCGTATGCTTACAATCGCAGACTCAACTTTCGTTGTTAATCGACTAAAGACAGTTGCCATGGGCGGGAGCCCACCGGCAGTTCCAAAAGATCGTGTATGTATATCGTGTTCTGGGGGTGGTGCGCTTACCGCAAGCGGGCAAGTCTTCGCGGAGACAGCCGTATCGGGGTCTGACGCTGATGAACCGAAGGCTTTGGAAGGGGTTAGGTGGAGTAACCCCATCCCCCCAGCCATCGTCTCCGCCATCACGCCCGGCAATACATCGAATGATAAACAGTCTCTTCAACAAATACATGTGACGCTTGTCGCGCTCGCCCACTATGAAGAGATATTCACAGGCAGCTCCCCCTATAATGGACAAACTCTTTTTCATCCCATTGAGCTATACTGGGAAGAGCTAACTTTAGCTCAGAATAATCTAAACGCTCCTCACTTCAGGGGTAATACTGGGTGGGATTGGTTCTCTCCTGGGCTTCCACCGAACTCGATACCAGGGACGATAGCTAGTGACGAGGCTCAGTCTAATTTTATTATCGGTGAATACACAAAGGGGGATAATGTCCACCCCGCTTCGGTTGGTGGTGGTATAACTCCCGTCACGGTCCCAGACCGCGAACGCATAGATTTCAACAAGGGTGCTGATAGCTTGGTGGTCGTACACAACTGGAACGGTCCATCAGACGTATCCAAACTCCCCGCTAAGTGTGTCGATGGTTTCGTAACAAAGATTGTTGGGGACGCGGAAGTAGAAGCAGATGAGTATTATCTTAAGTTCTCCGAAAAAGACAGCGCATGGATTGAATCTCTAGCGGAAGCAACTACAGACAACACACCTCTAGATAGTTCTTTTGATGTCTACACGATGCCCCATGTCCTTAAACGGAGAGTTGCTACTAACGATTTCCATGAAGACCATTTTCAAAACCTAGCAGAAGGGGTTATTTACTTCACGTTCGGCCCAGAGAACTGGGCTTCTAGAACAGTGGGGGATGAGGTCATGTCCCCAGAACCCTCGTTCGTTGGGCAGAACCTAAATGATGTTGTCTTGTACAAAGACAGGCTCACGCTTCTAAGCAGGGACTCGGCTGTATTCAGTGAGGTTCGGGAGCCTTTAAACTTCTGGCCCACCTCCATCATGGCTTTTGTAGACTCTGACCCCATTGATGTGCAGGCTGCTACAACCACAGACGGTGTAAGCAACTTCCATAGTGGTGTAGCTACTGAAGCTGGCTTGCTGTTGTTTACAGACTCAGGACAGTTCCTAGCCAGGTCTGGTTTCCAAGACCCATTCACCTCGAGAACTGTGCATATTGACCAGATTTCTCGGTACCAGTCTGAGAACATATCCAAGCCTGCGTTCATTGGTTCCAGGGTGTACTGGGTAACTGAACAGGGAGTTAACTCTAAAGTCTGGGAGTACATCGTAACGTCTGCTTCGGGTGGGGGAAGCTTTTCGGGCTCTGCGACAGAGATTACTGGGCACGTTCCTAGGTACTTACCTAGAAACATCTACAAGATTACTGGGAATGACAACGAAAACATTGTGTGTTTCTTTTCCAGGGACGAGGCCGAGACAATATATGTGTACCAGTACCTATTTTCTGGCAATAACAGGCTCCAGTCTGCTTGGAGCAAGTGGACATTCGACCAAGATATTGTTAACGGGGGTTTCATAGATAGGAACCTACACCTGTTGATGGACAGAACCGATGTCTTCCACGGTCCATCAACAACCCTAGAGTACCTTCCTCCCAGGATGAGTGATCCAAACATCGATGATTCCCCGATAGCTGATATGCCTGTGTACTTGGATCATAGGTCTCAATACACAGTTACCGATGTCCTCCACCAAAACCCAAGTGGGCTGCACCAACTAGTAGCGGGCTCTCCCGCATGGTTTGATGAAATTGTCTTGCCTTACCCGGTTCCCAGAGACCCGGATAACACGGCTCTTATACACCCAGACATGAGGATTCTCATGGGTGGAACCACTGAGTACTCTGGTAATGTTATAGTACCGCAACCGATCCTGGGTCTCCCCATAGTAGACAACGCAGTACCTAATTCAATGTTTGTTTTAGTTGTCGGTGATATATTGCTTAATATGCCATTATTTATAGGGAAGAAGTACAATCAGGAACTAAGCTTGAGTAGGTTTGTTATCAAGACAACTGATAGAACCAGAACCGTTAAACCGTACACAAGCGGTCGCACTCAAATACGGACGTTTACTATGCGCTTCTCACGGTCTGGACCGTTTACCGTTACCGTTAATAATGGTGGAACCATTTATTCGTACGACTACTTTGAGCCTTGGGTATTAGGACAGACCTTTGGCCCTGGCGTTAGCGATAATAATGAGTTTAAGGTAGATGTGGGTGGACGTAACACAGAGACAAGCGTTAGTATTCTTAACGATTCTCCATTCCTAAGTAACTTCATTGGGGCACGATACGAAGCTAGCTGGAACACTAGAAGCAAGAGGATATAAGGGAGTAGATTAATATGAGGGGGTACTTCAGGCCAACTGAAGAGTCCGATATAGCTATAATTGCCCCGAACCTTCGCGAAGCAGACATGGAAGAGCTTCGCATAGCGGGGACAGAAACAGCCACTTACTATCTTGCTAGTGGCTATGAGGAGTCTGAGGTATGCAATACCATAGTTCTTGATGGTGTTCCCTCTGCAATGTTTGGTATCGCCAGGACTGACTGGGGAGGTGTTCCTTGGCTTTTGTCTACAAGTGACTTTAAGTGCGTTAGGTTTAGCTTCCTAAAGCAGAGTAAGAAATGGCTAGATGATATAGCTCCGTCGTATGGTCTTTTAAAGAACAT